CCCGAGCCCGCCGGGTCGTAGGCGAACTGGTCGGAGATGCGCCCGTTCTTCTCGAGTTGCTCGATCCTCGAGCCGACAATCGCGCCGACGTTCGCCGCCGAGAAGTCGACCAGGTATTCCTGGCGTGCAAGCTCATCGGGCATGCCGGTGCGAACTTCCTTGTCGATCATCGCCTGCGTCATGTAGCCCGCTTCGATGGCGTTGATCTGCGACCAGTCCCAGTCGTCCTCGCGCCGCGCGATCTCGAGCTGATCGTGGAAGTGGTTGTAACCTCGAGGCGTGCCGATGAACGCGGCCCAGCCGCCGTTTTGCTGCAGGATCGGGCGGAAGATTTGCCACGCGCGCGGATCGATCAGCGCGTACTCCGACATCACCAGGCCGATGGGATTCGAGCCCACCACCGCGTTGTACGAGTCCGCGCCGATCAGTTGGTAGACCGAGCCGCAGCGAAACTGGATCGCCAGATCGGTCTCGTTCGTCTTCGCGCGAATCGCCTTCGGGAAGACGTGATCGATGATGCGCCGCTCTTGATCGTCAATCGCGTCCCACACGTTGCGCTTCGCCTGCGTGAAGGTCGGCAGCATGTGGAAGTACGTGCCGACGCGCTTGTGCGCCATCTTCGCGATCTGGTGCATGAAGGTGACGTCTTTCCCCGAGCGCCGCGCCCACACGTACACGCCGCGCTTGATGCCGCAATCGAACGCCGCCATCGCTCGCGCCTGGTACGGGCGCGGGGTGAAGCCGTTCGGCAGAACCAGTTCAGCCATCGACCTCCACCTCGGGCGCGCGCTGCAGGAGCGGGACAGGGACCGCTTCCCGCAGCGCGTCCTTCGGTGGTTCCTTCACGCGCGTGATGTCGACCTGGTGCTCGCCACCGAAAGTGTTGACGATGACGGTGAGCGAGGCATCGAACGCGCCCTGGACCTGGATCGGCAACATCGAGCGGACCATGCCGAGCATGGCGCGGCGATCTTCACCGCCGCTCTCGAGCATCTCCAGGAAAAACACTTGCAGGCCGAGGAGGTCGTGATCGCGAACGTACGCTCGCGCCTGATCCAGCACCTCCTTCTCCTTGCGCCTGCCGTAGATCGCGAACGCGCCGCGCAAGCCCTTCTGGATCGAGAAATTTTCCGCTTGCACCGCACCGCCCTTGCGACCGGCGATGCGCGCCGTCTCCGAGGTGAAGCGCTTCTCGTTCGGGATCACCGCGCCCCTCGCAGCATGTGCGACATCGCGCGCTGCTTCATCAGGGTCCGCTGCGGATTCGCGGGCGGTGACGGCGGTGGTTCGCCTTCAGCCTTCTCCTGGCCCGCCGTGTCGGCCTCGTTGAACTCTTCGGCGACCGGCTGCGGGATGCCGACCTTCTTCGCGAACGCGCTGTCGTGCGCCGCCGCCGCCATCGTGCGCTTTTGCTTCGGTGTCGAGGATGGCATCGCTCACTTCCCGGGGAAGTGCACGACCAGGGGCCACAGTTGCGCGGCAGCGAGGAACGCGAGACCAAGCCAGCCTGGTGCAGGCCACTTCGGAATCGCAACGGGGAGCGCGGCGAGCACGAACAGCACCAGCGCGACGACCATGAGCAGAATCGGGACCATGGGCCTCTCCTTCAGAATGCGGCCCGGTTCGACGAACTCAAAGTGGAGAGGGTCACCTTGGGTTGCCGAGTCGGGACGCATGGGGAAAGGCTTTTACGCTTCAATCTCCTTCGCGTCAAGAGCCAGTGTCTGCATCGGCTTTTTCGCTCCGGCTAATGCCAGGTGCAGCAGGGTCAGCGCCTCGCCGCTTCGCACCTGGGCGGGCGAGAAGTGCATCACCCGCCAGCCCGCCAGGAGCGCGAGGTTGCCCTTCTCCCGGTCGCCCTCGAACCGCGAGCGAATCCGGTGCACCGCGCCGTCGATCTCCACCGCCACCATCTGCGGCAACATCGCGAAGTCGAACCGGAAGCGCCGGTCAGCCAAGAACCGAAACTCGCGCAGGTAGGTCACGCGATCCTGGTCCATCTGCCAGGCGAACTCCTCCTCCCAGCGCCGCCCGGTCAGCACCCGCACCACCGCCCCGCGCACACCAGCGCGGCGCGCGAGCAAGGCCTTCCACTCGGCGTTCGTCAACCTCACGCGGTCACGCTCACCCCGAGCTTCTCCAACTCCTCCTGGCAGCGTATGCGCTCGGCCTGGAGCCAGTCATGCACCTCGGGCCCGTCGAGCACCAGGCCATCGTCGGGATCGAGCAGCGTGTCATCCGCCGCGTTGGCGAGCGTTACCTCGATTTTCTCCACACCCTCGCGCCGCAGCGCGGTCACCATCCGCGCCATCACCTCGAGCCGCTCGTTGAGTTCGCCTGCCCGCTGCAGTTCCTGTCGCGTCATCACACTTCTCCTTTCGTTCACGTCGTCATCGTCGCCTCGGGCAGGTACTTCATCGCCCGGGCGACAGCAACCTTCAAAACCTCATCCTCGCCGTGCTCGTGCGCGATGGCCTCGAGCAGCGGCAACCGTTCGGAAAAACACGCCAGCACCTGCTCGCGCGTCGCGAGCTTGCCCTCGACCCACCACGACACCTCGATGGGATCACCCAGCCGGATCAGCCACTCGTTCCTCGTGCCCGGCACCTGGTAGGGCGAGAAGCTCTCGGTGATCCAGATCGCAGCACCCCCGGGGTTGCCGTCCAGCATCTGCGGCGGCAGCGAGAGCTTGTTGTCTTCGCTCGGCAAGTTCGCCATGCGGTACTTCGCCTGCGGGCGCGTCATGAAGGGACAAGCGATCACCGCGTACGCCGCACACTCGCGGTGGCTCGGCGGCTCCGACGTGTTGCGATTCACCACGCACATCGGCCCGATCACGAAACACTTGAACTTTCCCAGCGGCTCACCGCACAGCCAGCACAGCTTCTCGTTCACCGCGCGCAGCCGCTTCGCTCCATCGGCCACGCGAAAATCGCGCGTGCCGTCGGCGAGCGTCGCCACGAACCACGGGATCGGGTAGCCGCGATGATCCAGCGGCAGGTGCAGCAACCGTCGCGGCAGCGGCGGCAGGCCTTCGCGTAGCTTCGTCATCTCAATGCCCCTTCGCTTGTTGCGCGATCTCCTCCAACTTCGCCCGCATCCGCAGCAGGTCCGCGCGCACCGAGCCGGGCAACTCGTTGAACTCGCGCTTGCCGATCTTCCTCTGCACGAAGTCCGCGTCATCGTTCCCCGCAGGCGCGTGCTCCCATATCAAAAACCCGCGACACGCGCAACACACCGACACGTCGCCCGCGTTGGGCTCGATGTCGTCATCGAAGCCCATGCTCGCGTCCAGGATCGCCCCGCAGTACGGGCACGGTTGCCGTGCATACCGCACGATCATCGTCATCGCGCACCTCCGAGCAGCCCCGCCGCCGCCATCGCACGCATGTCCTCCTCGGCCTGCGCTATCGCCGCCGCCCTCTTCTTCGCACACACCGGCCCCATCCCGTACGCAACCCACCTCGGGTCTTTCAGCGCCCGGTGACACCGCGCGCAAAACCCAGGCCGCTCAAGCTTCGCACCACCGCGAAAATTCACGCTCGTGTCCATCGCTCCACCTCGCTTTCGTCAGCCTCGTGCATGTTCCACCACTCGACGCGCGACCAGTCCTCCGCGCTCAGATGACACGACCTCTCCATGACCGGGTCGTCTGGAAACGCGAGCGGAAACGACTCCCAGTGCCGCTGGCGCGCGAAAGACAACCCCACCGCATCCTCGTTGTACCAAGCTCGTCGCGTCCGGTACTTCGTCTTCTCCCACAGCACATCGAACGGCGCGAGCCACCACTCGCCCTCCTGCGGCTGATTCGGCTTCGGACAGTTGTCGCCCTTCAGCCGATGTCGCGCCCAAGGCGTGCCGCAGTGGACGCACGGGCCACCAGCCATCACACCGACTCGACGGTCTTTCGCAGCCGCTCCAGCCTCGAGCGCTTCTTCGCCTCCAACTCCCGCCGGAACTCGACTTCCTCCGGCGACAGCTTCACACCCTCGTGCCGCTCCTCGCTCGACAATCGCTTGTGCACGGAAACCGTGCTGCCCAAAATCTCCTTGATCTTCGCCATGTGAACCTCCACACGCTCAACCGGAACCCGCTCGACGGGATGCTGAACACCCGTACCCGGAAGTTTCCCCCCGTCGATTCCCGACACCCGCCACCCGCACTCGTGACTCACCGCCTCAAACGCAATCTCACGCCGACACCTCGGACACCGCATCACCACACCATCGCCGCAACCAGCAGCGCACACACCACCAGCAGCAGCCTCTCCAACGCACCATGCACGGATTCCGTGTGGTCGAAAACCTGTGCGCCAGAGGAAACGGGGGGGCCGGTAAAATTAAAAGGATGGGCCCAGTCGGTCGAATGGGGGCGGGGGGTCCAGGCCAGGCAGGATGGGCACCATGGCCCGCTCGCACCTCGAGCACAGGCACGAGCAGCACGGATGCCGTGCACCTGGTCGAGCGGGTGTCGACGTCGGGATCGGTGGTGCGTGTGCATCGCCGCGTGTATCGCTGGGTGTTTTCCCTTACGCATCAGCCTTCGCCCTTGTACTGCCAGTAGCAGGACGCACTTCGCGCAGCAGCCAGCGCACGATGAACGCGTGCTCGCCGTCAGCGCTCGCGATCTCCTCGTGCTCGCTCGGGTGCGCCTCGAGCCACGCTGCGGCACGGTCAAGCTGGTCGGGGATTGAGATCGCGGTGAACATCGCCTGCCACCGCAGCCGCTGCGCCTCGCTCAGTCCCTGCCACTCGCCGCTCTTGCATTTGATTTTTCCATTACCAGGCGGCGGCGTCGTCGGCAGTGCTTGGCTGCCTGCGGGCTGCCCTGTGGCTGCCGTTGGCTCGACGTCTCCGGCGGCGACGACTCGGTCTACAGTTGGAACCGCTGAACCGCTGACAGTTGGAACCGCTGACACGCTGACTAGCTGCCTATCATTGGCAACCGGCGGGCTGCCAGTCTTAGGCTGCCCTACGGCTGCCTGTGCTTGTTCCCTATCCTCGGCAGCGTCTGACGCAGCCTGGTGGCTGCCATGCGGCTGCCCTGAGGTAATAGGCATCCAATCGGAGTCCACGCGTCGCCACTCAGGTGGCTGCGGCACCACGGGTCTGCTGTTCGCGTCGAGGAGGATGCTGACCGGGTCGGTGTCCTTCGGGTTCTCCCATCGCGCGGTGCGCCCGAAGGGGCCGCGATACTTGACGCCTGGCCGGTCGACGTTGATCGGTGGTGCGGGGAACTTGCGCCGACCTCGTGTCATCTCGCCCCACTGACGCAGGGCGATGTAGGCCTTGCCTGCGTTCGCGTAGCGCACGATGAACCCGGCCTTGTGCAACTCGATGATCGCTTCGGTGATGTCGTAGGCTCGCAGCGGTCGCGTGGCGGTGGCGATGACATACTCGCGCCCGTCGTAGCACCCGAAGTCGTCGACCACGCTCATGAGCCGGTAGAACAGCAACTGCGCGGGATCGGAGAGCGCATCGAAGCGATCTGATCTCAGCAGCGCTTCGCGCAGGTACCGGTCGGGCACGAGTGAATCCCCTCTTTACGCTGCGATGTCGACGTGGTGATCTTCGCGCTCGAGGGGCGCGTGTGGTGTCGCAGGAATTGGTTGATTTAATGCGACGGCTCGGTCCTTGGGTTTAAGCCCGCGCACCTTGGCGTAGTGCCAGTCGAAGTTGGGGCACACATCCTCGGCGCGCACGACGCCGTAGCTGGCCTGCTCGATGGCGAGCGCGGTGGCTGCTCGAGCGCGGCGCACGCCCATGGCAAGCTGCACCAGGTAGTTGTCGCTGGTGCCGCAGCGCTCGGCGAACCGTTTGCGCTCGAGGTCGCGCTGGCCCTTGCCTGCGGCGCGCGTGATTGCGTTGAGATACCCGCGCAGGCTCGCGATGACGACGCGATCTTCGGGCGCGATGGTGAGACGTGGCTTGCTGCGTGGGCGCTGAGTTTTGGGCATGGTGTCGAGTGAGGGTACAAGCCGATGCGAGCCGAAAAGCCTAGACCTTGGATGAGGCCCGCGCAACCCCTTTTTTTCGGTTGTACGGGTGAGTGACGGTGTGGGCTTGAGTGTTATCCTGGTTCTGCACAGCAGTTCATATCCGGTTAGCCGTCGCTCTTGACATGGGTGCGACCTCGAGCGCATGCTCCGACGGTTTGCTGGACGGGGTGAGGGGGCTGGTGTCGTTAACAAACGACATTGGACCAAAGTCCAATATCTTTTTGAAGGGAATACCGGTCATGGTTCAAGCGTTGAGGAAGGAAAAGGTTCGTAGGGAATCGAAGAAGCCGATCCACGCAATCCGGCTCGACAACCTGGTGGGGCTGATCGCGGCGCGCTACGAGGCGAACACGGCGAAGGCGGCTCGTGCTCTGGAGCGTTCGCACACCTTCGTGTGGCAGTTGCTGAACAAGCGCCGCTCGATTGGAGAAGACACTGCGCGCCACATCGAGAAGTGCCTGGGCTTGAAGTACGGGGCACTAGACCTAGATGTGAGCGGGCTGCTCGCGCAGTCGACCGAGTTGCGTGTCGGAGTTGGTGATGATGTAAAGCGTTTCTTTGTAGTGAACCAGGTTGAGTTGACTCTGAAGCTCAACAAGAAGACTGGTGTGATGCAGCCCTACCCAAAAATAGTAACAATCGCAAAGGGTGCCGACATCGTGAACATCGAAGTGCCAACAGATTCGCTGGCTCCGAGGTTGTTCAAGGGAGACCAGGTGTTCATCGACAAGAATGACGTCGAGGTGGTGGATGGGAAGATATACGCGCTCGCTGTCCCGGGCGTGGCCGAGCCGATCTTGCGCAAGGCGGTACGCGCCGAGGGCGGCTGGAAGTGGACCGTGACCAACGGTGATGATCCGCCGGTCGAGGGCAAGCGCGTGGAGGTGCTCGGGCGCGCGACCGCGATGTCGGTGGCGTTGTAAGCCTGTCGTGACGTACTACCCGCGCTGGCCGAAGAAGAAGACCAAGAAGCGGCGCACGAAGAAACGCGTCGAGCGCGGGTGAGGTACAATCGTGTCCGCTCAACGAATGAGCAGGAAGTGTCCACGACCTGTTCTCCTGGAGAGCGCTGCGGCCCGGGCTTACCCTCGGGCCGCTTCTATTTGGGCTCCCTTCACGTTCGTGTGGCGTGAGTGGCCGAGGGCCTGCGGGTTCGTGCTCGGTGTTATCGTGACGGCCTCGGTGATGTATGCGATGCTGATCCTGGTGGTGATCCAGTTGATTGAAGCGGTGGGCAAGGCGACGCGACTGTGAGCGACCTTACCCCGCGCCTGGATGCCGACATCGCGTTCTTCGAGCGCTACCTGAAGCACGCGAAGCGCTGGCGTCCGGTGCTCTTGTTCTGCTTCGGTATCAATGCGTGGGGAGCGACGAGCGCGATCATCGATTGGTCGAGCATCGCGTGGCTGCAGCCCATCGTGGTGATGGGGAACATCTTCGCGGCGGTGTACGGCTGGCATGTGCTGCTCGAGCAGGAGCGCGTGATGCAGCGCGCGAGGTGGATCGTGCAGGCCGCGCACGAGTTGAAGCGACTGTATCCATGAAGGAGGTGGAAGGATGAAACGAAAGACAGTCTCACTGCGTCTGCCGCGCGAGCAGTTGGCGGTGCTGCGAGCGGTCGCCAAAAATTCCGGCGTGTCGATGACCAGTTGCGTGTGCGTGATTCTCACGTTGGGCATGATGCGCGCGATGACGTTGACCACCGACATGAAGCCGCCGACTCGGCGATGATGTACCAGGTCACCGGTCGCGACCGCTCGGGCGAGTTCTGCGCCGGGCTGATCGTGTCTGCTGGTCAGGTGGTGAAGAGCGCGCCCAAGCT